TTAGAACCCGCCCAGATTAATACCTCTGTTGCGACGGGGGCGTGACGCAAGACTTGCGATTGCCCCAGAGCCAGATACTGCCAGCATCCATAGCATGTGCAGTGCATCGGGGCCATCGTCATGGTCGGCCTTAGGGAAGTGCCGCAACTGCGACAGTAATGTGGTTTGTGATGGGTGCAAGCGGATCAGGCCATTGGAAACATGCGGCTGTAGGCTTTCGATGCGCAACACCTTATCGGTATTCGGGGTGATGCCACGGGCAGGAATGGGGATGCCGCGTGCAGCGCTACACTTGATCAGCTCGGTGCGTAGAAACTCCTGAAACTGCACGGATTCAACGCCCCATACCAGACACATGTACTCCATCTGCAAGCTGATGATGTCTTCGATGATGCGGTCGGGAACCCGCTTTTTGATTTGCGCCTCGACCACATCCAGCACGCCTGTCGCACGGTTGAACCCGCCAACCAGCAAGGCGGATGGATCGCGCCTGCTGCCGTTTTTCCCTAGCGATGGGTCGCACGCCCCAAAGAACGCCCACTCATGCAGTCGGTTTACCCAGAACTGGATACAGTTGGCAAAGGGGGCATCTTCCCCTGACACAGGGTCATTCTGATGTTCTGAGTCGAACGCGCCATGACCGTCACGGGCGCGGATAATCATCAGTCGCACCAGTGGGCGGGCGGCTACCCATGACACCCTTGCCCCGGCATCCATTTCATTTTTCCGACTGGCGTAAAAATCCAAAGCGGCTTCTTCGCCCTGATCCAGCAGCACGCCCTCAAACTTGTCCCATAAGTACATATTGTCAGGCCACTGCGTAATGGCTTGGAACTTGGCGTGTTCCCACAATGGGTTTTGCAATAGGCGGGATAGCAGGGAATCGTAATGCAGCACCGTGCCGATGATGACTACATCCATTGATCCATCCGCAGAACCCAGTTGTAACACGGCTTTTTTCAGCCAGCTTTCCAGCTTGTCGCGTTGCTCTGGCTTGCGGACGTTCTCGTCGTTTTCCAGGTCGTCACCAATCACCAGGTCGGGGCGATGTGGACCGTGACGTAAGCCGCGCATCCGCTTGCCGGAGCCGAAAGCCTGTAGCTTGATGTCATTGGCGCTGACGATGACGCCTTGCTGCCACAGTCGCCCCGCCCCAGTGGCTTTGGGGAAGTCCATCTGTAAGCGTGGGTTGGCTTCCAGTTCGGCTTTTACCGCTTCCATCATCGCGGATGCTTGGTCGAAGCTATCCATGACCAGACAGATGTAGTGCTTTTTGGCGTAGACCATGCACCAAATCACAAAGATCAAACTGGCGATGGTGGACTTGGCTTCACCCCGTGGCGCGGCTAATGCCAGATGGCGGCCTTTGGGGGCGTCTACCAGTTTGGGCAAGCGCTCAAACAAATAGGTGTGCAACTCAGATGGCGCATACTTTATATAATGTGGGAAGTACAGTTTGGCAAACGCTTGAAGGCTCGTTGAACACTGTTCAATACGGCTTTGACGGGCGCTTGAGTCGGGGGCGAAGCCGTCTACTTCCGCTTCAATGATGCGCCGGAAACCTTCCGCCATCTGTGCCAGTTGGCGCTGGAACTTGTCCTGATTGATGTCGCGATTAGCCATAGTGCTTACCCAATTCCGCCCCGAATGGCTCCAGTGCCTCGACAAATGCAGGGGCGTGGTGCGGGTATTTGGTCTGAATGAATTGCCCGAATAGCTCCAGCACTTCCAGTGCCACACTCAAACGCGCCAGATTGTTGTTACTGGATGACGCGGCTTTCATGGTTTTGACGTAGGAATCTGAGAGACGCGCCAGTATCTCTGCTCGATCCATTGGGCTGATGCCGTCTGCCTTGCGTAACTCTTCCATGCTGCGTTTGAATTGCAGGATGAAGTCTTCCATGACTTCCATTGTCATGTCGCCTAATCCACCGGCGGCAAGGCGAGCGGCATTGCGGGCAACATCCCAGTCATCCCCTAGCTTCTTGGCGGCAATCTTCCACGCCTTGGCGGTGGCCTCAGCGATGCCTGCGTGTGCGGCTGCGTCAGCAATCGTCATGCGCCCGCGCACATAAGCGGTTTTCACCTTTAATCTGGTCTCGTCTGGATGTGCCATGTCAATCCTTACGGCATACCTGCTTTTGATTTGAGACTGGCTATCAGTAGTGATATGCCAATGCTTACCACGCTACCGCCAATTGTGCCGTATACAGCCCCTTTGGTTTCCACGCCGCGCAGTCGCGCGTCTTGATCGTCCAGCTTTGAACTTACTGATTTTTGTTGCTCTAGTAGCATATCGACTTTGCCTTCCAGCTTGCCGATTGCTCGCAATACTTCATCGCTCATGCATACACCCTCTGTTTTTGCTCCAGTGCCTGCTGGCAGTCCACGCACCGCACAGCATTTATTGCGTCAATCCGTCGTGGCGGAATGATTGTTCCGCACTCAATGCAAATACGGTTGCCGCTGCCATCGTATTCAGGGGCTTCGCTTGGTTTGTGGTTTGCCTTGATTGCTTGTTCGCGCTGCATTTCTTCGATTGCTTGCGCTCTATCAATATCATCCAACTTTGATCATCCAGTTCAGTTGTAAAAGTCCATGTCTGTCAGCTTGTCATGACCTTGCGCTACCCACTGATGCAGTCGCTCTTTCAGTAAGTAGCCTTCCAGCTTCCAGATTTTATTAGCCGCATCTTTACGTGCTAAGTCAGCACCAATGCGCGGGTCAAAATTTTCTGGACTGGCGCAAGCACTATCGCCAATGCAAGTGAATCCATTTCTTAGCGTCAGTAGACAAATCGTTACTGTCGTACCAGGGAATTGATGATATTGCTCATCGGTAATGCAACTATCGACATGGTTCTGGGTAATGCGCGGTGCATTTAATTCACGCTTATCGCATTCGGCTTGTAACTCGGCTCTGTGGTTAGTCATTGGCTTGGCTTCCTTGGGTTGCGCCGAAGGCGTTTTTGATTTCGGTAATGTGGCGTGCGTACTCCTTTTGGAGTGCGTCGAGTTGTGCTTCGTACTGCGCTTTCGCGCTATCCAGTAATTGCTGCATAACGGGCTGTAATGCTTGCGGAATAGTGGTGCTCATTGGTGGTTTTTACCTTGGTTGAAGAAGGTTCGCAGGATTGTTGTAGCTATCGTCATGATGATGAGGGTTAGTTTGACAAGGGTGGCTTGTTGTTCGGCGGTTAATTCCACGCCATAGAATGATGTAATGGTTGATGCCAGACCTACGAGTTGAACCCATACGATCTTTGAGGTGAATGCAGTCACCAAAGGGTTGGGTAGCAATGTTGCGGCGGGTTGTGGTTCTGGTGCGGTTAGTGCGGGGGTGTTGACGGGTAATACTACCGTTGGTTGCGGCTCTGGTGTGGCATCGGGTGCGGTCAGTGCGGCGTAGAACTGCTCAGCATATCCAGCAATCAGTGCCGCCTTGTCCATGCCATTGATAACCTTCCGCGCGTGCAGGTAATCCAGAGTGCCGTCAGTATGGGAGAAGTCGTCTAATCCAACACCTGTGAACAACCCTTTAGTCATGCCCAGTACCATAATCTGTACGGCAATATCTGCTTGCAGTGCCAATTCTGGCTGTTTGATCAAGTCAATACTTAGGCGACGGGCGAAGGTTGCGTAATTGTCCAGCCAAGTCAATTGCACGAAGCCGCGTCCATAGTAAACCTTACCGTTTTCCGGTTTGCCATACGCTCGCCCACGACCCTTCCCGTGCTCTTCAATTGACTCAAATGTGGCGGCAGTCTCGTGATATGCGGTCGCCAGTGCGTAGGCTGTCCAGTATGGGTTGTCGAATGGTGCGAATGCATCAATGATCAGGTTGATGTTGTCAACCTGTTGTTGGGTTAGTCCGTCAGGGTAGAACTTGTGGCGGACAACATCGAAGAAGGCTTTGTGGGACATAAGTCACCTGTCAGTCAGTGTTTTGGCTATTGTCGCTAGTTTTATGTTTTGATTTGCCACTGATTAAAATAATAAAGCCAGCACAGGGCTGGCTTAGGGTGTGAATATCTTGTGTGAGCGCTTGCTTGTTGTCAGGTTATGGCAACCTGAATTGATTTGTGGTTATTTTATCCCGCCGCACCGTTGCGAGTATCGCGCAAATGCGACCGGTGCATAACTTGTATTCTCGCGCCAACGCCGAAATGGGCTTGCCGTTTTCGTGATCAGTAAATATCGCATGGTTGCGGCGATGTTTATCAATCTTGTCCAGTTGCGGAATGTGCGAAATGTATTCGCCGCCATACGTCATGCACAGCTTATACAGGGCATCGCTGCTAATAACCTTTGCTAGCATCAGTTTTGAGCTGGGTTTGCGCGGAATTCTTAGTGGTTGCCCGCCGTATACGCGCATGATTTCAAGTGTGTCGCTCAGTCCGATGCAGTCTGCCAGCTCGCGTGCGGTGCGTGGTAGGTGGTTGTATGCTGTCATGCTTTACCTCTCTTCATGGTGCGGTATTGCCATGATTTTAGCGCCTCAATGCAGTCATTTAAACCTTTGCTATCAGTCCATTCTAGCCGCTCAACGCCTGTGAGCGTCTTGCAGAATGCAAGCAGGGCATCTTCCGTTTGTTCTTTCACGATCCCTTTGGTGCACAGTTGTCGCCATAGCGACTGGATTAGCCGAATGCGCGGCGCACGCCAGTCAGTTTTTACCACCTTGGGCATCTTGGGTGCCCAGCCCAGCCGCTGAAACTCATTTAGCACGGTAGTGCGCTCACCAAGGTCGAGCTTGGATGCGCTTTCATGCCCAGTTAATCGCACCAGTAGAGACTTGTATGTTTCATCATCCATGCTGAGTGCGGCTTTCGCCATGTGTATTTTAGCAAGGTCGCTAGATCGTAGTTTGTCAGCCATATTTGCTATCTCCGTAAACGCGAAAGGGAGTGCATCAGCACTCCCGGTGAATGGGTTAAGGGGTGGTGGTTAGATTTGGCATCCCGATACACTCATTGTCATTAGCAGCTTTGAGCCGTAATCCAATAGTGCTAGGGCGAATACCAATGCAAAAAACCAAAATACATCGCTCATACTTCAGTGACCTTTACTAGCTTGATGTTGCAGTTATTGTTCAGTAAGTGCTTTTTTAATGATCTGGGTGATTTCCATTCTGGGCTGGCGATACAAATTCTGAGCTTTTCAAGTCTTGCTGCCTCTTTCTTGCCTGCGATTCTGGCAAAGTCCTTTATTGCACTGGGTTTGTATGCGCGTTTTGAGATTAATCGCAGGAATCTTCTCCCTTCTGCATGTTCAGGTTGCCCATCTTTGCAGTCCATCCATTTACTAATGAAGACCCTATTAACATATGTCATGATGCCCAATGTATCTCGACTAACTCTTACTCGCTGATAGGTGACATTAAACCCATCTATTTCTAGTTCTACCATCCCAAAGAGACCGGATAATGCATCTATGATGAGTTTCCATTCATTTGCGGTTAGGGTATGCGATTCCGCGCTCATTTGGATGCTCCTTCGATTTCGATGGTTGAGCCGAATGGCTTAATCCAGAAGCTTTCTGTTTGTGTAATGCTGATGCCTTTTACACCCTCGGCTTCCGTCGGATTTGACAGAATTGCTTCCTTATTGATTTCCTCTTTTGCACGTATGAATTGATGCAAGCCAAGCTGTTTGAGTCGTTCGATGACGACGGCTATGCCACCTGTAATACGCACTGATGGTGTTGATGTGCGCCAGCCAACATCGCCAGTCGCCACCTTGGCGGTTTTTAATTTCCCCGTGAGTAGGCTGGGTTTGTTGGTTTCTGCCCATGCCTGCACTCCTGCTTGTAGTTCCACCAACTCTTCTTTAAGTGGCTTTGCTAAACCCTCAAAGTGATGCTTGATGGGATTCAGTTGGTCATTCATGTCATGCTCGATACGGCTGATTTCGCGCTGGACTTCACCAAGTCGCCCAATCATTTGCTCTGCCTGTTCTTGGTTGGTCGCTGCTGCGACCGCTTTTGCTTTTGTGCGTGCCATATTAATTTTCCTCAATGAACGTGAAATCGCCCGCTAACATGCGCTGTATGCGCTCCCGGTTCTTTTGCGCCTGCTCTTCGCTGATTTCCGGCAGCTTTTCGTAGGGCTTGTGTGTATCGGTAGTTGGTTGTAATGGTTGTGCTTGAGTCGCTATTACCTCACTGGCTTTACGCATCCCGCCTTCACGCTTAACTTCATAGCGTTGCTCTTCAATAACAGCCGCCTCACGCTTTGCCGCAACTTTTTCAGCGTGATTAGCCAGTGTTTCGAGCAGGTAGCCGTTCCCCTTGAGTGGCAGGATTAGGTTATTACGGGTGTTGTACAGGTGTGTCATCGCACCCGCCCATGATGCGTGAGTGATGGTGTAGGTGTTGTGTTTGCGGCTAATGGATTGCGCCAATATCATAGGCAGCAACTCGGTCGCCAGCCTTAGCATTGTCCCGCTGCGTAGGTTTGGTTGCTTAGCTGGCCGGAATAACTCCAGGTACTTCAGCAACGAGTCCTGCACACCCTGCGGTACTTGAGTCAGGAGCTGGCAGAATGCCCGCCAGTCCTGATCGTTACGCGCCTCGCGCAAATCAAACCCTTCGCCGCAATGTGGGCATTGGATTTGCATTACTTCCACCCTCTTCCGCAATAGCCTGTCACATAACCCGCCAGGAAATGGCGCAAGTGGCTAGATTCCATTCGGCGTGTGGCAAATTTGAATTGGCGACGGTCTGAACCGTATTTGCAACCCAGCAACCACGCCACGCTACCAACGACATCGCCGCGCACCGCATTTGGTATTTTGCAGTTCATGCTGCCGCCTTGCGGAGATCGACCACCTCCACTAAGCGATAGTCGCCATTCTGCTGGTCGCTACTAAAGTCCCACATCACCTTCGCCCCGCGAAACTCCCCCCAGGCCACAGGGTCGACATCTTTGTCTTTTAGCCCTGCCAGTCGCTCAAAGGTGATGTGCGCGAACAGGTCACATTGCGCAGGCGAAGGTTTCTTAACCCAGATTACCGGAGCTGTATTGCGCTCTACGATGATGTCAGTGATGTCAAAGCCCAACGTTAAGAGTGCTTTAGTTGTGCCGTAAACCTCGCTAATAGTGTTCAGTAGGCTTACATCGCGCCCGTTTAGTAGTTGTTGATCGGTCATGGTTGATCTCCGTTGCGTGCTGTATTGATGATTAAAGCTGCTTGTTTTGCGATGGTGGTGTTACTGATTTGCCGGTAGAGGTTAGTCATGCTCCAGATGAAGCGGTCGCGTAACTCCATCCCAGTTTTTGTTTTGCGCACCCGTGACAGCAGTCGAATGTTCTCCAGATGTATACCGTCCTGGTCAATGCTTTTTTTTGCGCGGTGTTGAGTGGTGATGACACGACTTAATGCCGACCCAATGCACTCTTCGGCATCCACTGAGGTGCATTTGTATTTACTGTTTTTGCGCATTTTATGACTCCTGCGCTGGGGTGAGGGACATGGCTTGCTTGGCGACCGCCAATACCAGTTTTGCACTGAGTTCGTGACCCTGACCTAGGCCATAATCCTTAACTGTTGGGATTAGCCCCTCGCACAACATTCGCGCGCTGCCCTTACACAGACTCCAAAATGCTTTTGCGCTATCGTCATCTGCCTGTGGCAGGGCATTGCGAATGAGTTGCGTGGCATCTTCCTTGGTAATACTGCGCTGAATGGGTGGAACAAATGGGGCGCGGCTACGGATTTGGTCAAATACGCCGTGTTCACGGGCAATGATGGCGTGCAGGCGTTCCGTGCCAGCCAGCACAATCCCGATCCCCGCCTTATCGCGGATGCGACGCAGGTATTCCAATGCAGCGGTTTTGGTCTTCTCAGCTTCGTCGACAATAATCAGGCGATCAGTGCCTTTCATTGCCTTAGTGATGGCGCGGAATTTTGCGTTAATGCTTTGCCCGGGGTTAGCAATGCCAATTTGTTCGATAATATCGTCCAGCAGGTTGGTGCTGGTCATGTCGGGGTCAGCCTCCACCAGAATTACCCCGCTGTTATCGGCAGCATAACGTTTCAGTGCGGTGGTTTTTCCCGTTCCAACGTACCCGCTTAATACTCCAAAATTGCGGTAAGTGCGGGCGCGATTACAGACTGTAACCGCCAGCTTGTAGATGCTGGTTTCCGCGAATACATCGCCATCAATGCCTTTTTCGACACGCTCACCATGGCGCTGAATTGCATCAATCATGGCATTGAGTTGCATGGTTGGGTTTGCGTTGTATTTGCCGCTCAGTACGCTGGCAATCGTACCGTTTGGTAATCCAGTGGTGGTTGATAGCCACTGCTTGGAGATTCCCATGGTGTTATTCAGCCATTGGTAGATGTGACCAACAGCCACACGGTTGGCTTCGCTGTATGTTTCCATGTACTCGGTTGGCGCGGGGTAGCGCGGGGTTTGAGACTCAGTGTTGTTACTCATGGTTGTTTCCTTCATAATTACAGGTGGTTGTTTCCTTCGTCACGACGTGATTGCCAAAGCGTTAAGTCAATGACAATTTCATCGTGATTAAGGGGATGTTTAGGCGAGGCATTTGTCTCGCCTTGCTTTTGCTCTATATCCAGCAAGTCTTGCGTTGCTGGCTCATGATCGAGTGTCATACCAGCACGTCGCTTGGCTTCCTCGATGTGCAATTCTTTGCGCTTGATTTGGTGTTTCAGGCGTTTTTGTGTTTCTTCCTCAATGCGACTGACTGGCTTGTAATCTTCTTTTTCAATCAGTTTTGCGTCACAAACCCATGCTTCGTTTTCCTTCAGTACGCGCACTACACCGTCATCGTGTACGGAGTACTCGACTAGCATGGGCTTGCCGTCAAAGTGGAAGAGTGCTGGATGGGTGTATTTGCGCCCATGTAACGTGATGATGCCGCGTTGTACCTTGCGGGCTTCGCGTGGCAATACGATGGCGGCAGGGCGGTATTCGAGCGGCACTTGCACCAGTTGCACCCACATTTCAGTGGGGGTTTTTCCATCCAGCCCGCGATGAGGTTTGTGATGGTAATCATCGATCCAAGCCCGCAAACCATCCATGTATTGCGCTAGACTTGGCGGTCTGTATTTGTCGCGATTAGTATTGCGCACAATGTCGCGCAAGACGCTTTGCGCCATATCAGCACCGCAATAAGTGTCCCATTGCTTGCCGAAACTGCGTTCCATCGTGCCAAACCAGCGTTCAATCTGCCCCTTGGCTTTAGCATTGCCGGGTAGCGCAAACATGACCGACAGCCCAAAGCGGTCGTAGTAGCCGGTTGATTCGGCATTCATCAGTTTGCCTTTGAAGCCTGAGCCATTATCCAAATGCAGTGCGGCGGGCACATGGTCATGGCGTACAAAGCCATCTGCCAGCGCAAACAGGGTGTTTTGTGCGTTTTCCGCCTCACCAATCCAGTAGCTGACGATGTATCGACTGGCGACATCCATCACCACAGTAAGTTCGGGTCGCCATAATTTTCCGGTTTGCGGGTGTGATAGATACACGTCAATGGTGTGACCATCTAACTGGTAGGTATGACCTACTGGTAGGTTTGTCGTGGTGCGATGGGTATAACTGCGATGGTTGAGTCGCGCTTCTTTTGCGCCCAATCTTCCCGTGCTGTGTGTAGTTGCGTCAGTCGGCAAGGATTCGAGATAGCGGCGCACACGGGAGTACACTACTTCTTCAAATCCTTCTCGCACTAAGGCATCCGTTACTACGCTGATGCTGGGTTTTTGTGGGCGTGCATACAGTTGCATGGCGCGTAGTTCCCAGCCGTATTCGCCGCGCTGCTTACCATTGCGGCTATCGATTAATCCATCCATGCCCTTGCGTTGGTAAGCATCTACCCATCGGGCGATTTGCGCCTTACTAACCGTTTTCCCGCCCTTGCCGTACTGCATGGCTAGTACATGCAGTGGGTTACTGGCTGTGCTTGCAAGGTGGTAGATATGCTCGCAAGCACGATTCAGCGTCCAGCCCATGCCATCCATCTTTTCCTTCACAGCTTGCACGAACTGCAACCGCCCTTGCGCATCCGCCAGCTTCTCAGTCGATTGCTGAGGTGCGGCGGTGGTTATGCTTAGTTGTGTGGTGCGTGCTTTGAGTGGGGTGACAATGTTTGACATGGGCTTGCTCCTTACTCGCCTTTCCGTGGTCTGCCACGGTCACGGGTAAGATCACCATTTTTGCTGTAGTCGCCCTGACGTGCGGCAGCTTTGCCTTTTTTACGTGCCAGCATTACGTCACGCGCTGCTTCAATGACTGCCAACTCGCTTTCGTTCAGTGGTGCATGGGTGCGTCCAGCAATGTCGGCGGGGTTAATGCCGTAGCTGTCGCACAGGTCATTCATCAATTTGGTGGCAGTCGAGATGATGCTGGCAATGTTGTTAAGGCAAGGGAACATAGCGGCGTGCATGTTGCGCTCGTCTTGATCTGCGCAACCAGTAATGCCTAGGTAATCAAAGTTACTGGCGTGGTAGCGAATACTGCTGAGTGATGCAATTGCTTCATCAGCCAGCACAGCAGCTTCTTTACGCAATTGAATAACGCTGGCAGGGTATTCGCTACCGGCAACTGTCGCGTATTGTGCTTCTTTGAGCGCTTTTAGCTCTTTGTGGAGGGCTTCGTTTTCCTTGGCGGTTTTGCCGAGTGCGTCTTCGGTTTCAGTGAGTTCGCGAGCAAGCTCGACTAGCTCGGAACGCTTGCGCAACTTACGCGCCAACTCTTCGTTGCCGTCTTCCAGCAAGAACTCCACCAAGGCGGGTTCAGCATTCGCCAGTAATACCGCGCTACGCTTTGGAAGTAGTAGGTACTTGCCGCGCTCCTTCGGGTCTAGCTGTGATGCGAATCGCGCATAACTCATAGCTTCGGTGGCGCGGTTATGTTGTATTCCAACCTTTTCGCACCATGTCTTGAATTCTCCGTGCTGGCATAATGACTTTGCTGCTATCAGCTCAAGCCCTGCCTTTACCAGTAGTGTCGCCGCCTTGCCTATACTTAATGCCGCGTCTTGAACCAGCTCAAGAGCGTCTTGAGCAAGGTTCACCCCAAGTTCAATAGCGAGATCAGTTTCGCTTTCTGAAAAAACCGTCATGGCGGTTTTTTGGATTTCGTCGGTGGTGGCGAGTTCTTGTTTGGCGGTGTCGAGTTCCTTGACGGGTGTGAATGGGCGTTTGGCGTGCGCCATGTCATGCGCCGCTTCTTTGATCATATCCTTGGCTGACAATGAGGCATCAACGCCAAGATCAACAGCAAGGCTTAGCATGTTTTCTGAAATCCCCGCCAGGCGGGGATTTGGATTTTCGGGCATTACCATCTTGGAAAATGTGGCTTCACGCAAGTTTGCCACTTCGGAGATGTCCGCTTGAGTGACGGGTGTGAATGGGCGTTTGGCGTGCGCCATGTCGAGGCCGCTAGTGCTTGGTGTGACTGGGTTGCTCAGGTCAATGATGAAATCATCAATTGGCGGTTTATTTTTCATGGCTATGTTGATGGTGAGTTTATCGGTTGGGTCAATCATGGTTATTCCCCTTTATTTACGTTATGCATTTGCATTTGCATTTGCATTTGCATTAAGCGTTGCTGCGCGATTTCCAGTAATGCCAAGCATTCTTCAATGGCCGCATGTGCCGTGTTGTAGCTAATGGCGGTATTTGTTAATGCCTCGGCGACAGTTTCAGCATTGAATTGCAATTCGCTGCCGATGTGCTGATTTAAAGCCGGGTGTTGATTGGTATTGCTCATGGAATAATTAATCTCCAATCAGCGTAAACGGTAATAGGCTCTGGTTTTTCCACCTGTTTGGTTTTTGGTTTGCTTGCCTTGTCAATGGCATCCATGTAATCAATGGTTGGCGTTGGGCTTTTTGGTGTGCGCGGTTTGGGGCTTGGTTTGTGTTTTGCATTCACGCGACTAACTCCTCTGTCTCCACTTCGCTTGGAACGCGCTCCTTAAACAGCTTGCGCACCATTTTCGCGTGTCGCCGTCCAACTGGGTATTGCTGCCCGCTCATTAGGGTTAGTATTAATCGCCCCACCGCATTTTTCCGCAGCTTTGCCATGTATCGCGGGTTGATTAATACGCCACGATGGATGCAAATAAATGCCCCATGCTTTATTTCTCTATCAAGGAATTGCTGAATATCCTTAACTGCCAGATTGGGATTGGATAACTTGAGGGATTCGCTAAATAGCGTTGTTGGGTAATGCTCCGTGCCGCCGATGGTTCTCAGTAAGACGTATTTTGATTCGGCATAAAACGCTTCCACGTCTTGCAGCCAATGGCGGGTCTCTTCGCTTTTGCCGCGCACCATGCGGCGGCAAATAACGATAATGTTATTGCTCATTGTTTCGTGCCTTTCTTAGTAATGTTGTAACGACCGTCTGGGTATAGTTGGGTTAATTCAATCCCGGTTATCTCCGACAACCTCTTTGCAATTTGCGCAGATGTGTATAAGCCGCTTATCACACCACTTACGGCGGCGGGTGATACATTTAACTCGCGGGCTAAATCACGCTGGGTCTTGCCCGCTCGATACAGTGCAAAGCGGCGTTCCACGGTCGTGATTTCAGGCGTTGCCGCTTGCTTACGGCGTTTTTTGATTGGTCGTGCATTGTTCATAATCACTTAACCTGTTAGGCTTTTAATGTGCAGCCAAAACAGCTTTAAACTGTTTTTTAGGTACATGACAGTAAGCCGCCATTCGAGGCATTTCTTGCGCACCACTGGCAGTGCAAGTGCCTGCCAAGTGATGGGTTTGGTGTTGCTGTACCAATACGGCAGGCTGTGCTTTGGGATTGCCGCCTGTTGCATTGCTATGGGTTTTGGCATGGTTGTTTCCTTGTGTCACGCGCAATGGGTTGTAACGGCGAAAGTAGACTTGGATGGCTGTCTTTCGCGTTGCTGGCTTAATTTCTTAAGCTTGGGTTAATTATGAGAACTTAAGTTCTCATTGTCAACGGAAAAAAGAATATGAGTTCTCAAATCTCTGAGAGAATAAAAGAAGAAAGAAAGCGTCTTGGATATAAGAAGCAGGATGAAATTGCCGATGCTTGTGGTATCAGTAGAGAGTCGTGGGGTAAATATGAGCGCGGCCTAACAATGCCTAGCGGTGAGGTTCTGCTGGCCTTGGCTAATCTGAATATGGATATTCAATATGTCCTGACTGGAAAAAGTTACAGTCGTGGCATGAATCCGCAAGAGCAAATGGTATTGAGTGCTTGGCATCAAGCCAGTGCATCCACGCAGAAAGAGGCAATGGCAATATTGGCTGGGATTGGGCAGTCGAAGTCTGTGCTCTCACAGACCTTTGGGTCGGTTGGTGGGGTATATCAAGGGGATCATCATGGTGATGTTAGCATTGACATGAGTGGCGGCGGGAGGGGGCGGAAATAGCAATCGCGCGATATTGAGCTTACGAAATGCCTTTTAGCATGGTGATTAAAGATGAAAAAGTATTTGGTTTTAGTGGCTTTACTGTCTGGTTGTGCAGTAGGTCCTGCTTACATTAATTCAACATCCCCTCAGGCGGCATCAGTTGATGGTGATATTGTTGGGCTGTTCCGTTTTGTAGGGGGTCAGGCGCATGTGCAAATTGCAGAAATAGATGGTATTCGCACATCAGGTGCTGCGCCTTTTCTTGTATCTCCAGGTATGCATGAGATTGGTGTGTCAATGCAGGGTGATGGGCGCACCGCGATCATGCGCGTCAAGGAGGGGTTTAAGTCTCAGCATAAGTACAAGCTGTCTGGTGACTTTTCAGGGATTACGACGCGGATTCGCGTGTTGGATATAACTGACAAGAATGCAATTCTTGTATCTGAGCATAAAGATAAGTAGGTGTGCTCGTCATCCGCTAGGTAATTATTCCGTCAGTTAGTATTCACGTTGCCATTACTACAATAATGAAAATCATAGAGGGTAGTTTGTGAAGCAGGATTACAACAACACGGGCGCGACGGTGAATGTGGTGGGTGATGTGAATATCTATGTTACGCACCATTTTGCCAACGGTGGCAAGATGGTATTTTATCCGTGTGCTACAAGGCTATGCCTGCATCGTTCGCTGCTGTTTGCGATAGTTGCCAAAATCCTGCGTATAAGCGTCTGTAAGGCGTGTTCTTGTTAGTGGCTACAACGCCACTCTTAAAAAAAGTTGAATTGATAATGACGATCTTGAATCGGTTTCAAGATGAGTTTGTTTTGCATTAAACGCTGACTTGTATTGTGGTGCATCTGATTTAAATAATGCCGCTATTGGGTCGCGCGTGCGCGTAGAGTTGCCCTGAATATTGGCAGGATACACTTATGGATGCAAATTTATCGCAGCACATTGCTACTCGCCCACGAGCACTTTTAGACGCATGGTCGTACATGGGGTGGCTACCAAACCCCGATCCAGTGCTGAAGGCGATGGGGCGGGATATAACGACTTATCGTGATCTTCGCTCCGACCCGCTTATCGGTGGTGCAATTCGCCGTCGCCGCGCTGCCGTATTGGGTTTGGAGCGCGGCATTCGCAACAGTGCTGCGTCCGGTCGAATCACTAATAATATCCGGGCAATCTTAAATGACTGTGATATTGCATCCATCATCCAGTCTGCAATGGATGCGTGCTTGTATGGTTATCAGCCTGTCGAGCTGGTGTGGGGCAAGGTGGGTTCGTTTATTGTGCCGACCGCCGCCATAGCTAAACCACCAGAGTGGTTTGTGTTTGATGCGGATAATCAATTGCGCTTTCGCTCCAAGTCTGCCCCTTTGGTGGGCGAGGCATTGCCGGATCGTAAATTCCTGCTGCTGACACAGGATGCGACGTATGCAAATCCCTACGGCTTCCCTGATCTGTCCATGTGTTTCTGGCCTACCGCCTTCAAAAAGGGTGGTTTGAAGTTCTGGGTGACATTTGCAGAGAAATACGGTATGCCGTTCGTGGTCGGCAAGCAACCCCGCCACGCCACGGTTGGTGATACGGATCGGCTGCTAGATCAGTTGGAAAACATGGTGCAGGATGCGGTTGCAGTCATACCGGACGATGCGTCAATCGATATTATGCAATCCGGCGGCACGGCAAGTAGTGCTGATAATTACGAGCGGTTGCTGATGTTTTGCCGTGCCGAAGTCAGTACGGCATTACTGGGTAGTAACTTGACCACTGAATCCAGTTCGACCAATGCCAGTGCGCAGGCGGGCTTGTCAGTAGCGGGCGACATACGTGATGGTGACGCGCAGATTGCGACTAAGGCAATCAATACCGTGATTGACTGGATTTGCAATCTGAACTTTGATGTACCAGTGCGTCCAGTGTATGAGCTATGGGATCAGGAATCGGTTGATGCCATGCAGGCTGGTCGTGATGAGCGACTCTCTAACGCTGGTGCAAAGCTCAGTAATCAGTATTTTATGTCTGCGTATGGTTTGCGCGAAGGGGATTTACTACCGCAAGATACACTCTCTTCCCCCGCCAATTTTAGCGAAGCTGATCCTGCCGAATTTGCGGATCAGTCGGCTATTGATGGTGCGGTAGAGGGTATTAATTTGCAAAAACAGGCTGATGTCATGCTGATGGATTTACTGTCACAGCTATCACGGGCCGATAGCTATGAAGTGATGTTGGGGTTGTTGGCTGACGCTTACCCAAACCTTGATATGCAGTCACTTGCTGAGAAGCTGGGTGACATGCTGTTTGCGGCGGGGGTGATTGGTCGGCTGACGGCAAAGGGTGAATTAGATGCTGCCTGATGATTTATCTATTATTTTTGGCATGAAGCCTGAGGCAGCAATCGCTTATGCGAAATCAAAGGGTTTCGCGATAACGTGGAATTGGCAGGAGATGCTGGATGATGCGCATCAGCGCGCGTTTACAGTTGCCAAGGTGGTGCGCTTGGATGTACTGCAAGATATAAAGGATGCACTTCTGAGTGCGAAGCAAGAGGGGAAAGCATTCAAGCAATTTGCTGATGAACTAACCCCCATCTTGCAAAGCAAGGGGTGGTGGGGGAAGAAGGTTGTGGTGGGGGGTGATGGTGGCGCGGAAGTGGTGCAGGAAGGTAGCTTGCAGAGGCTGCGCACTATTTTTCAAACCAACATGCAGTCCGCGTACATGGCGGCGCGAATGCAAGAGATGCAGGATAGCACTGCAACACACCCTTATTGGGAATATGTGGCGGTCATGGATGGGCGCACGCGCCCTAGTCATCGCGCTATGAACGGCAGGGTATTGCTGGCAACTGATCCGTTTTGGATCACGGGATTCCCACCCAATGGATTCAATTGTCGTTGTCGCGTCAAGCCATTATCGAGATCGGCAGTGCGACGCAGCGGTGTGGACGTGGAATCAAGCGCGGGCAAGCTCAAGACCATAACGGTTGAGTCTGGTGTGGATAAGCGCACAGGCGAGGTGCTGACTGCCAAGCGCACCGGCATGAAGGTTGTGGGTGAATCTGGAAAGACGGTCTTCTTCGCGCCGGATGCAGGCTTTAATGCTGCACCAATAGGTGTGGGATGGATACATGATGTGCTGGTAGTGCGGGCAAAACGCCTATTGGGCGAACGATCTGCTAACCGCCTGCTAAAATCGCGCGGTATTGATGCAACCAGTGGTATTACGGATTTATCGGCATTGGCTGATTACTTATCGCGTGCTGCGGCTAAGCAGGTGGGTAGCTAATGAGTGATATTGTAAAGATTGACAGTGCGGCAGTGCAGGCTAAGCTGTTGCGCATTGGGCAGGAGCTGGCTGATACTACGCCGTTAATGCGCGGCATTGGCATGGAATTACTAGCATTAACTGAGGGTAACTTTGCTCGCGAAGGTCAGCCTGAGTGGCCTGTATTGTCCCAATCAACCATTAAGCAGCGCACCAAGGCGGGTACTTGGCCTGGTAAAATCCTGCAAATATCCGGCGCGTTGGCGCGAGGTGTGACGGTGCGTGCAGGCAATGGCTTTATGGATATTGGTGTTGCTGGTGTGCCGTATGCCGCCATTCATCAATTTGGTGGCAAGGCGGGGCGCGGTGGATTGGTCGCTATTCCGGCGCGTCCATACATGCCAATCTTGCCTAGTGGGGAATTAACACCTGTCGCCATCGCATCCATTAACGATCTTCTAGATGATTATGTTTCCGATATAATGCAGGTCTGATTCAAGTGCTTCTTTGGTTGATTTAACCATCTCTGATTTTTCTCATTCACCGCATCCTTCTTTCCGCATTTTATGATGTGAACATCAAGTTAGTACTGGTGTTGCATGAGCAAAAAGATACATATTTTCAAATCCGGCACGCGCCAAGATTCTTCTGGTGCAATGGTGACAATTACCGATGTCGATCTTGCTGCAACAGCCGCCGTTTATGATCCTGCTAGGCATGAAGCCCCGCTGGTTATCGGGCATCCAAAACACGATTCGCCCGCGTATGGCTGGGTTAAATCCATCTTCTTTAGTGATGGTGATCTGTATGTAACACCCACTCAAATCAATCCGGCATTTGCAGAGGGTGTGGATGCAGGGCAATGGAAGAAGGTGTCTGCATCATTTTACTTGCCATCCTCACCGTCAAATCCTGTACCAGGCACTTATTATTTGCGCCATGTTGGTTTTCTTGGTGCGCAACCGCCCGCTGTTAAAGGCTTACTCCCGGTTGAATTTGCCGATACTGATGGTGAGCAAATCGTTACGCTGGATTTTGCGGATTATGACGATATGCAGCAGGCCGGGTTGTGGCGCAACCTGCGGGAATGGTTATTGACCAAGTTCGGCAAAGAAGCGGCGGATCAGGTTATTCCCAGTTATACAGTGGATGGTTTGATGCAGTCCGCTATGCGCGAAGAACCGCCGGACGAATTACCCCCTGTTAATTATGCGGAGAAGACAGTGAAGCCAGAACAAGAAGCGGCATTGGTGGCTGAAAATCAGCAACTCAAACAACAATTGGCGCAAGCAAAGCAGGCCGAGCTGGCAGCCAAGGCCGTTGCTCGCGCAAAAGAGCACAGTGATTTTGCCGACGGTTTGGTTGCTGAGGGGCGTTTACTACCCAAGCATAAACCTGTTGTGCTGGCCTTTTTAAGCTTCTCTGAAGCCGATACGAGTTTGGAATTTGGCGAGGGTGATGCTAAGCAATCCCTGGGTAGCGCATTCCGCGACTACCTCAAAGACCATCCCGTGGTGATTGAATTTGGCGAGTACGCTACCAAGGGTAAGGCGCACGGCGACATTGGTACGGCTGATTTTTCCGCCCCAATTGGGTATGTCATTGATCAATCGCGTAATGCGGTACATGCACAGGCATTGGCGTATCAAAAAGCCAATGGTGTTACGTATGAGCAGGCTGTGAAAGCCGTGGAGAAGTAATGAGTAAGCAATCAGTCCCTTTGTTGATTTTACCAGTCAAGGCGACATCTGCAATCACTGAATATCGGTTGGTTGATTTTACTGGTGCGCAAGTTGCCGCCGCTGATGCAGTGTGGCTTGGGGTTGCGCGTCGTAGTGCCCCTGTCGGTGAGTATGTAGATATCTCCACCGAAGGTACGGAAGCGATTGAAGTTGGTGGTGCGATTGCGACGGGGGTTTTGGTTTATTCCGACGCGTCTGGGCGGGTATCAACAACCGGCACAACCAATCCGGTTGGGCGTGCGCTACAAGCGGCAACGGCAGCAGGTGACATCATTGAAGTACTGCTGAATAAGCGTTAATACGTTAATAAGGAATTGTCATGTCTATCTCGAATGCAGGTGCTCGCGTTGTCGATCCCATCTTAACAACGGTGGTGCAGGGTTACTCTAATCAAGAGTTTGTTGGTAATAACTTGTTTCCACTTGTTCCAGTGCGTGTCAGTGGCGGCAAGGTAGTGCAGTTTGGTCGTGAAGCGTTTCAGCTGTACTCGTCCGCTCGCTCGCCCGGTAGCACCACTCGACGTGTCCAGTATGGTTATTTGGGTGTTCCTTATGCGCTCGAAGCGCACTCCCTGGAAGGTGTTGTACCGCGTGAGCATCAGCGTGATGCAGCCGAAACCATGCCCGGTATTGACCTAGGTCGTGGTGCTGTGACGAAAACCATGCGTGCATTACAGTTGAAGCTGGAAGTGGATCAGGCAGCAACCGCATTGGACACCAATAGCTATCCAGCAACTAATAAGGTTGCATTGGCGGCTGGCGCACGCTGGAGTGTGGGAACGGTTGATCCGCGCATCGCAGTGGATGCTGGGCGCGAAGCGGTGCGGTCGCAGTGCGGCGCATACCCAAATACCATGATTATCTCACCGGGCGTTTTTAATGCTTTGCGCCAAAACCCCTTCGTGCGTGATCAGTTCAAATACACTAACGGTGGTTCGATCACGGAAGATCTGTTGGCGGTATTTTTTAGTATTGAAAAGGTTAAGGTTGGGAGGGCTGTCTACTGGACGGATGCTGGTGTCGCTACTGACATCTGGGGTAATAACTGTGTGATGGCTTACGTTCCGCAGGATCAAGTAGGTGATCGTGAGGTGGGCAATCCATCATTTGGTTATACCTATGTAATGGAAGGCAACCCGATTGCTGAAATGCCCTATTACGATAATCCAACAAAATCATGGATCTACCCCGTTACTTATGAGCGCAAACCCAATCTGACGGGTATTGTTGCTGGCTATTTAATCCAAACCCCAGTGTAGGTGCACCATGAAATACCAAGTAAAAGATACGCCGATTTCGGTTAAACCCGGCGTTATTGCGAAACCTGGCGATGTCATTGAATTGAAAGAAAGTGATGCTCAGGAGCTGGTGGATGCTGGCTTGATTGAGGTAGTCAAGGAAGTTAAGTAATGGCTTATTGCACCGTCACTGATCTGCAACGTGCCATGCCCGGTCAAACGCTGATTTGGTTGAGCAATGATGACCCAGCAGCAACGGCGATTAATGCAACCGTCGTGAATGATGCGATTGCATACGCCGCGCGGGAAATTAATCGAAAAATTTCCGGGCGTTACGAATTACCGTTGCAGGATGCAACGGATGCCTTGGTTGATATTGCAGTTGCCATTGCGCGTCATTATTTGTATGCGCGGCGACCGGAGGGGCAGGAATTGCCGGAGGCTGTTACACGCACTTACGGCAATGCATTGAAAACGCTCACGGATATACGTGACGGCAAGGAGAATCTCGATATTGCTGCAACTAGTGCGGTCAATATTGGAGAGTCACCTATCCGCACCAATGCCCGCACTCGACTATTTGGCGGTGACACATTGGGCCAATACTGACGACTACGCCGTGGCGTAACCAATAAAACCGTCATGACGGTTTTTTCAGAGCCAGCAAATCCCCGCCTGGCGGGGATTTCAAACCACAGGATTGAGGTGTTATGCAGCCAGCAACCGATGATGTGATTGATGCGTGCGTCACACAACTGGCGACATTAATCCCAGGGCTGCATAGTGAGCGGTTTCCTGCAAATCCCGACTCGTACCGACTGAATCATCCCGTTGGGGCAATGCTGGTGTATCACCCGTCCAGTCGCTATACGCCCGCATGTGGTGGTGTGGCGCGGCGCGCCGCAGTGGTTGGGGTGCGACTTTATTTGCGCAACCTTAGCAGTCAGCACGTGAGTTACGACTACAAGGATGCCATTGTTGATGCCATCAATGGGTTCTGCCCCGGAGAAAAGTGGACTGAGCTGTGGGTTGTTGGTGACTCGTTTGTGAGCCAAGAGTCTGGTCTTTGGCAGTTCGACGTTATTTTTGAAACAACATCGCGCGTCATCTCGAATTACGGAGCATGTTCAAACAGATGAGGAGTTCCCATGTCCCAGTGGCAAGTTGATAAAAAGGGAGTTGAGGTGCTGGTTGCAAAAACCGAACGCCCAACTACGCCCATCCCTGTGCCCGCGTCCATGCCTGCCCCGTCGCCTGTTGCGCCACCGTCAACGGATGGTGCGCAAGCTACTAAAAATCAGGAGAGTAAATAATGCCAATACCACCTAATACGCCAGCTACGGTTGAGGTGTCGGACTATGGCGAGTCTATTTTTGTGGGTGTTGAAGCTACGGAGCAAGCCGCTGTTGCCCTCCCATCGACGGCGGCATTGTTCGCCAGCTCGGTCGCCTTTAAAAAAGTGGAGGAGGTTGTAAAGCTGGATCGTCGCACTGCATTGCGCCCGAATGATGTTATTAACCGGCAGGCGTTGGTGTACTGGGATGTTGCTGCGGAATTCCCGTACTCAAGCTCCGGTGCTGCTGGTAGCCCAAGTCCGCTATCTGCAATATTGCTCGGTTGTGGTGCAAAAAAAGTAACAGTGGCAGATACGTCTGTTACGTACATGCGCGACACTCGTGATGCATTTGATGCGTTAACAATGGAGATGCGTCAGCCGGTTAGTGGCGGTAGTTATGATTATCGACACCTTGCCGTCGGCTGTCGGGGGCAGTTTGGGTTTAGCGTAGAAATTGGCAAGGAGTTTACCGTTAGCTTCAAGGGTGTGGGTCGGTATGCGCATCCTGATCGTGTAGCACGCTTAGCTCCGGGTTATGGGGCGCAATTAACAAACCTGTTTGACATTGTTAAGGCTAACGCCATCTCTATCAAGAAGATAGGCGCTCGTTCAGTTTGCTTGCAATCACTGACAGGTAGTAATTGCTTTGGTTGGGATGTTAAGTACATGCAAACCGGCTGTAGCGCGTTACCTGATCGCGCCGAGCCGATGGATACCGATGCATCCGGCACTTTAGAGTTGTTCATTGCCATGCCAGATTGGATGGATGCGGCGAATGGTTTCAACCCGTACATCGCTGGTGATCGTTCCGCCAATACACCAACTGTTGCGTTAGAGTTTGAGATTGGCACGAGCGCGGGGTCGAAGGTTGTTATTGGCGTTAACGAGGCGCAACTGTATGAGCCGACACCAGCTGTACTGCCGAATAAGCTGGTTGGTATGAAGCTCAAGTGCGACATCGTTGATGGATTCTCGTGGGTGGAAAAATAATGGCTATTGAAATCGTAATTGAATCCCCTGCTGAAATTGATCTGCAAGTGGAAGTTCGTGGCCTCAATAAGCAGATTATTGATGCATTTACAGCAACGTGGCGCACGCCAGATGATGATGAGCTGGATATGCTGGAAACACTGCGTTGTGAAATTGATGATTATCTTGCTCGCCGTAACAATGCTGTCTTTGACACGGCATTGGCTGCGCGTCAGGCGTGGTCCAGCCTTCGTGAAAGCATGAAGGTTGCTGTGCATAAGTTCCTTGTCTCAACAGACAAGACGGGGTGGACGGATGGCGATGCCGTGCTGCTACTGAAGCATAACCACTATTTGTTCGCATTGTTCTATTCGCTGTGCGGCGTTGGCGTGGCGGTTATCGAAAAAAACGCATTGAAGCCGGACGAGTCTGGGCAACAGGACGCGCACCCGGCGGCGCAAACAGTGGAATCCCCAGCTTAAGCCCCGAAAAGGCGGCGTATTGGGCGCGCATCACGGGGCGGATCGTTGAATCACGTCCTGAGGTTTTCAAGCTCCACCCGTATAACGTCGAATATTGGCGTATTGCCAATGAGTTATGCGGGGATTTTTCCGCTGCTACTGCCATTAATTACATTGCACACATCTTTGATTCGCACGAGTTCAGGCTCAGGTACAGAGAGTTCAGGCAGTTTGCGGATGGGGCCACCCAAGCAAGACAATAGGAGGAGAAGTAATGACAATGCGACTTGAGGCTCTTCTCCAGCTCAATTCACAACAATTCCGCACCAGCATTGCTGATGCGGAAGGTGGTATTCGTCGCTTTGGCGCGGCAGGTGTTGAGGTTGATCGTAACCTTGAAGATGCTAATGAGGGGTTGGGGCGGTCTTTTGGCTCGGTTAAAGAGGTCATTGCTGGCGTTGCCGGTGCGCTCACTGCGGGTGTGTGGGCGACCGCAACTAATGACGTAATCCAGTACAACACAGAGATCAATCAGCTCAATCAATCACTGCTGGTATCGCGCGGCAACCTACAGCTATGGGGATTGGTTGGCAAGCAGGCTGGCGTCGAGGTCGCCGACCAATTCAAGGATCTCGCCGAAAAAATCGCTGAGTTCGCGACGACTGGCGGCGGTGAAGCCCTTGATTTTTTTAATCGGGCAGGTCTTTCGCCCGACCAAATCAAAGAGATTGCCGCGCTTGACCCCGCAAACCAAATCCTCAAGGTCGGCGAAGCCCTCAATAACATCAAAGGTATCACTCAGGGCGAAAAAATATTCCTCCTTGAAGGTTTGGCGGATGACGCATCAAAGCTGTTGCCATACCTCGACAACAATGCGGCGAAACTCAAAGAGATTGACCGCATTGCCAAAGCGTCCGGCGCATACATTACGGATGACCAAAACAAGGTTCTTTCCGATGCCGCAAAAAATCTATCTGATATTCAGTCTGCACTGACGGGTGTTAAAAATCAAGCGGCGGTAGCGGGAGCTGAACTGGTTAATGCTTTTGGTGGTGGTGTGTTATCCGGCGTGCAAGTGTTGGCAAACAACATGCAAGTGCTGGAGGTTGCGGCGGGCACGGTATTTACATTGTATGCGGGTCGTGGGGTTGGTGCGCTGGCAAGTTATGCAGGCGCGAACCTTGCGGCGACAGCTTCCACTCGCGCCCGTGCGACGGCGGAAATGGCGGCGGCAGTGCAAACGGCACAAGCTGAGGCGGTTGCGGCAGATGCCCGCGCAATCCACGCCGCGATGTTGCTGCGCGAAGCTGAAGCGGCGGTTGCGGCGGCGACTGGAATGGCAAGGTTGCGCGCGGTGCAAACTACCCTGCTGCCAGCGCAACAAGCGGCAACAATTGCGGCGGCTGAAGCCACTGCGGCATTATCCGCGCAAACAGTTGCATTGAGTGCGCAGGCATCTGCCAGTAGTGTTGCGGCGGGTGCGGCGCGTGGACTTGGTGCTGCACTGGCGTTTGTCGGTGGTCCATTTGGTGCGCTCGCCATTGCAATAGCTGGCTCGGTGTATTTTCTGAAGCAGCTTCAGGATGAGCAAGAAAAAAGCAAAGACGCAATCCGGCTTTCATCTGGTGAGTGGGTCAAAAATAATGAAATCACCGCCGAAGCAAAGAAGTTAAGCGCCGAATACGCCACCGCTAGTGCGGATCGGCGCAAGGAAATCGAGGCTGAAACCAAGTCGTTGCAATCTAACACGACCGAGGCATTAAAAAACGCTGAAGCCAAACTAACGCAACTCAAAGCCGAGTTAGAACGCGCTCAATCATCATTCAAAAACCAGTCAATCCAGTCCGAATACGATTCAAATGGTGAGTACATTGGCGGGGAATACACATACGCCCAAGCCGGAACCACCGTCTTGCAGTCGCACAGCAAGGCTATCGACGAGCAAGTTAAAAAGATAGCTGAGCTAAAAAAGCAGAAGGTGGAATCAGCCACTGTATCGGCAAATCTCGGTAAGGTTTATGCTGATGAAGCTACTGCGACAAAAGAGCAGTACTTCAACCAAGAAGCCGTCACCAAGGCATTGACGCAGACAACCGAGGCAGAGACTAAAGCGGTCGAAGCATCGAAGGTTCACACCCAGGCATTGCAAGGCGTTATTGAAGGCTTGATGCGCCAGCGCATTGCGATTGAGCAGGGTGAGTTGGCGGCAGGTTACTTTGACGACCGCCTAAAAGGTTTGAGTAAATCCGAAGCCGAACTGAATGCCGCCGGAAAGCAAACCAATAGCTATCTCGAAGCACGCCAAAAACTGATGGATGACCAAGCTGCGCAAACCAAGTCCATCGCGGCGCAATACCTCATGGAATTGGATAAGGCGGGCGTGTCGCCAAGCGCATTGGATGGCATCAAGCAGATTTCCCCGGAAACCGAAAAAGCAGTGAAGGCGGCGCGAGACCTGCAAGCGGCTATGGATGCCGCCAGTCAATCCGCTACTAACGTTGCAACTGCCGCATCCAAGATTAATGTTCCATCTAGCAGTATTTCGGCCAAGCCATTGGGTGGTGCGGAAGCTGGCAATGCACAACAGGTTGTTGGCATCCTGCAAAAGCTCGGCGAGAGCTACCAAAACGCCATAGCAATTGCCGCTAACCTTAAAAAAGAGAGTGAGTTTCGGGCAGGCGCGATTGGTGACAGCGGGAAGGCCTACGGGGTTGCGCAGTGGCATGGTGACAGACAGGCTGTTTTTGCTGATGTATTTGGCAAAGACATTAAGTCATCCTCATTGGAGGAGCAGCTTAGGTTTGTTGTTTACGAACTACGGCGCGGTAACGAGCGAGGTGCGGGTAGGCAGTTGGATGCGGCTGATACCGTACAAGCTAAGGCTGCGGCGGTATCGCAATACTACGAACGCCCCGCCAATAAGCTCGGCGAAATGCGTGAACGCGCTGCGATTGCTGCACAGATTGAGGCGGCAACTAAAGGCACGGCAGTGGCATCGGTCAGTGTCGCAGATTCACACGCAAAATCCATACCTGCTCTAGACCAGATTAATGTAAAGACCGTGGCGACAAAGCAGGCAGTCATTGCGTATGGTGGCGAGTTCGATAAGACCCGTGTCACGACACAGCAGATTGGTGATTTACTTGAGGGTAAACTTCAACTTGAGTCCGACAAGTTAATCCAGTCCGCAAAGGATCACGCCGCTGCTGTTACTCAAACTGCCTACGCTTACCGCGCTGCCGAAGTCGCAGCAATGGATTTGGGTAGTGCGAGAGCGGCGAATATTCTTCAAGAGGAGGCTGCCGCGAATTTCGCAGAGCAGCAAGCGGCATTACAAAAAGAGCGGGCAGGTATTGGCGCAAATCCGGTGCAGCAATACCGCTCCGGTCTGCAAGACCAGGTGCTGGATCAGCCCCAAGTCGACATACTGACAAATATAAAGATTGGTAATGTATTTGAACAGTTGCAGCACGATACGTTCGTTGCACGACAAGAGGTTGTGCTGACGACTGATCGATATCGCTTGTGGCAATTGACTGTTCAAGATGGTCTAACGCCCGCACTAGCGCAATTGCAGTTGCAGCAAGAGCGCGAATTGGAGCACTTGAAAGCCAATAAGGAAGCGGCGCAAGGCTACGCCAATATAATACGTTCAGATGCGACATCCGCGTTCCAGAACATGGCTGATACCGGCATCCCGCTGCTGGATAAGGTGCTGGATAAGTTGATTGAGTCAATCACGACGAGTCAGCAATTCTCCGGTATTTTCAATTCCATCGGGGGTGGGTTATCCGGCGCTAGTGGTGGGCTGCTATCGCTTTTTGGGTTTCGCGATGGTGGGCATTTTGATTCATCTGGTATTCGTGCTTACGCGGCTGGCGATACGTTTCATAACCAAGTACTGTCTAGTCCGACCTTCTTTCACACGCCAGACCGTCAGTTGGCGGTCGCTGCTGAAGCTGGCTATCCCGAAGCGGTTATGCCCATGCCGCGCGGCGGCATTTTGGCACAAACCCCCACTGGCATTATTGATCTGCCGGTAACGCGTGTAGCAAGCGGTCAATTGGCAGTGGATGCACGCCAGCTCGGCGGCATCAATGCCTATGCTAATGGTGGTACTTTCCAATATGCGCCAACATCGGCGCAAGTTCCCACAGCTAACGGCAATTCAGTTGGTGTTTCTGTATCGGTCGCCCCACGCATTGAGATTATCAATAATACAGGGTCGAATGTTGCAGTATCAAAGCAAGAGCAAGCTACGGACGGCGATGGCAATGCGGTCATGCGCGTTTGGTTGGAGCAGGTGAAATCAGCGGTGAAATCTGACATCGCTGGCGAAATAAGCAATCGGCGCGGTGCTGTTTACAATGCATTGCGCACAACACAAGGTGGTAACTACGCATGACTGCCCCCATCTATCCTTCATCGCTGCCGTGTTGGCACACTACGCCGCAAACCATTCAGCCGAAGTCGGGGGCGATACAATCAGAAATGGAATCTGGGGCGGTGCGGATTCGCCGCACGCGCACCGTGATCAGTAGTGTGCTATCGGTTGAAACAACCATGAGTAGAGCACAAGCCGCTCTGTTTTTCGGGTTCTATGAGTTCGACGCACTCTGTGGCGAGCAGCCAGTGTCAATACCCGTACTGGGGTTGGATGGTGTTAGTAAATCGCGATTAGTGCGCATATTACCCGACCCACAGCACGAGGCGATTAGCGGAGACATGGTTAAGGTGTCGGCGCGACTGATGTCATTGGAGTCGACAGGGCTGGCAGAAGTGGTTTATAGGGGGCGATTATGAGTGATGTCTGGACGCAAGCAGCGTTGGAGGCGCACGCCGCGTGCGCTGGCGGCGTGGTGCTGTACGTGCTGGAGTTGTGGCACGCGGATTGGGATTCATCGGTATTTTGTGTCGCAAATTGGGCGGATGTGACGGTGCGGATCGAATCCACCGCGTCGCGTCATGCTGGGCAAGATGTACTGTGCATCGGACTGCCGCTTGAAATCGTCGAGGGCGGAATTGAGATTGCTGCTACACCATCAGTGCGAATCCGCATTGATAACGTTACGGGTGAATTAACCGCCCCGCTTGAGCTGGCTGCCCTGAGTCGCACCCCGGTTTATGCTGTTGTGCGCTCATATCGCGATGATAACTTGGCAGTGCCTTTGCAAGTATCTCCGTGTGATATGACAGTAACCGCGCCGGTCGCCACCGACAGAACCGTGGAGGCCGTGCTAACCGTTCCCGATATTATGCAAAAGAACTATCTGACCGAGATGATGACCAATGATACCTGTCCCTGTGTTTGATTTGCGTCACTACCTGCTATTGCGCTGGAGTGCTGATAACAGTTCTGGCGTAAATTGCTGGGGGTTGGTTCGTGAGTTCTACCACCGTGAATTTGCCGAGGTTCTGCCTGAGTTTCAGATTTCAGCGTCCGATGTGCGCGAGATTATGCGCAATTCTGAACATGCGCCAGAGCTGAAAAACTGGCATTTGGTGGCGGGTGAGAAATGGTTTGGCGATGTGGCACAGCTAACACTGGCAACTCGACCGCAGCATTACGCGATTTGTCTGGGTGGGGCGGATGGTCACTGGCTTCATGCGTCGCAGGGGTTCTCTCCTATGGTGGCAGACGAGGAAACCCTCCGGTTGCAAGGTTATCGCGTACTAAAGGTGTGGCGGCATTATGGCAAGATTTAGCTATTTATTGTCAATTGACGGTAGTGATGCTCGGTGCGCGGTAGCCTCAAGCATTGCTGTTGGCAAGGCGGCGTTTGTGACGGGCGAATTTCCACTGCCGACGATAGCGGTGTTGGTGCGTGGCGGCGAAACGCGTCCCGTCTTGCGCAAAGACTGGGGCTTGCCACTGAGTGATGATGATGCGGTGCTGTTTGTTCCGCAGCTTCAAGGCGGTGGCGGTGATAGCAAAAACCCACTGGCAACAGTGTTATCCATCGCGCTATTGGTCGTTGCGCCATATGCGGTTGGGGCGATTGGTGGCGCACTAGGGGTTGCAACCGTTGCTGCGGGTGGCGGGTTGACAATGGCGGGGCAGTTCATCATGGGTGCAGTGATGATTGGCGGCTCAAAACTGATTCAATCTATCGCCCCAATGCCAAAGTCTTCTGCTCAGCAGGCTGTCGATATTAAGCAGGCATCGCCGACGTACAATATTCAGGCTCAAGGCAATGCTGTGCGCATTGGTAGCCCGTACCGCAAAGTCTACGGCAGGTGCAAGGTTTATGGCGATATTGCAAGCGTTTACTCGTTTTATGATTCCGATAATGATGAGCAGATTCTCAATATGGCTCTGATTATTGGTCACGGCAAACACACGATTCACAAAACCATGATAGGCGAATCTAATGTTGATGGCTTTGCCGAAGCTGTGCGTTATTGCTATGTTTATCACGCTCCAACTGGCGATGAAGTGCTATTGCAATACAATAGTGGGAATATGGTCAGGTCGCCATACCCGCAAGGGCTGGCTGGTCGCCCCGCACCCGGTCCAATCACATCGCCGTACAATGTCGTTTATAGCGGCGAGGTTTCGGGTCAGGAACTATTGGCTAGTAACGAAGATGGCTATCCGGTTGATGGCTGGGTTGGTGGCTTCATTGTGCAAAAGGCGGGTGTGACGGCAAATACGTATGAAATTGACCTGGAGGCATTGCTGTTTTATACGAATGATGACTCATCATTCGCGGCGCGCAGCGTCAATATCGAAATACAGTTCCGCACCGTTGATGATGATGGTAACGCGCTAACTGGTTGGGATGAGCCGTACATTGTTAATGGGCATTTAACGTTAACCGAGGCAACAAATAAGCTTCAGCGTTATACGTATGCATTCATGACTAAGCAGTCGGGTCGGCACGAGGTGCGTATGCGCCGCACTGATGCCAAAGATATGAGTGTGCGCGGCGGGCATCAGATCAAATGGGTTGCGCTAAAGGCGTTCATCGGCAATAAAACCACCAAGACTAGTGGCTTGACAATGCTGTATGTGCAAATGCAGGCAACGGATAAGTTGTATGGTACGGCAAACCGCAAAATTAGTAGTCTTGTGACTGGCTGGGATTATGTGTGGACGAATCTCTGGGAGTATCGCGAAAATCGCAACCCTTTGTGGGCTGCACTCGACATGTTGAAGGCTGGATATGGCGGCAAGTTGCGTGATGACCAGATTAACTTGCAGCAAATGGCTGGTTGCGCTGCAAGAGCCAGTTACGATGCGGAGTGGTTTGATTACATACATGAGCAAACGATGCCGCTCGGCAGTGCGTTGTCAACATGCTTGGAGGTGACGAAAGCAGTATGGTATCAGCGCGCGGGCAAGATACGATTCAACCGCGACGAATTAAAAAGCAGCTATACGCTAGCCATACACGACGGCAACACAGTTGCTGGCAGCTTGTCGATTAAGTACATAACTGCCACGGACGATACTACGGACAGTATCGTCGCTGAGTACTGGGATAACAAAACAAATACCTGGGCAACAACCCCTGTCATTAGTCCGTACACCAACCCGTCGAAGCCCGCCAATATTCGCCTGGAGGGTGTGACATCTGTGTTGCACGCATCCCGATTGGCGATGTACAAGGCAAAGAATAATGCATATCGCCGAGTGTTCATTGAGACCTTGCATGAAATGGAAGGATTTAGTGTTAATCCGGGGGATCGCGTTGCTGTTGCGCTAACCCGTGTTAGGTGGGGACAGCAAGCTGATATTGAAAGTGTTTCGCTAACTGGTGGACAAGTGACTATCAGTTTAACGACTGCGATGCGCTGGGAGATGCCGTTGCAACACTACGTTGGATTTTCAACGAGTACTGGCGCATTTAGCTCGTTATATCCCGCCTCTCGCGGCTCTGCTGATAACGTATTGGTGTTGAGTTCAGTGCCAGCCATCTCTTTGCGCGGTATTGGTAATCCAGTGCCAACGCGGGTTATCTTTGGTAGCAATAGCGGCGAAATAGTGCGCGACGCATTGGTTATTTCGGCGACGGCTCAGGATATGTATCACGCTCGGCTTTCGTGCGTGATTGATAGTGATGCAATGTATGATGATTCGGCAAGCTCAATGCCTGCGGTGCTACAGTCTAATTGCATCGCTTGCGCACCATCTACAGGTGTTACATCGCCATTCGCGCCATCGGCGGCATCTTCCACTGCTATTTGCGGTGAATACATATTCGGCTCGCCATCAGTGGCGTGGCAAATCAATCACAATCGCAATGCATATCCGGCTGTCACGGTTATTGACACAGCCGGTAGTACAATCATTGGTGGCATCGAGTACCTCGATGCCAATACGTTAACCATTACTTTTACAGCCCCATTTGCGGGCAAGGCATACTTAAGATGACAATTGTTTTTGTAGACAATGTTAACCTGACGCGCCAGCAACTGCTCCAGTTGCGATTTGAAAACCTCGCAGTCGACCCGTCGGCAGGTGTATCAAGCCACGGCTGTGTGCACTTCAACACAACCGAGTATTCATTGAAGGTATGGAACGGGCTTGAGTACTACTCGACAGATGCCCGCCAGCGGACAGATATTCCCATTTCAAATTTGGCGACCAACCCGCTGGCGCGGGCAAATCATACTGGCACGCAAACAGCAGCAACCATTAGCAACTTCGACGCACAGGTTCGCGCTTCGCGGCTAGACCAGATGTCTGCACCAGCGGCATCGCTAAATGCAAACAATCAACGTATTATCAATGTCGCGCAACCAACCGCTGGCTCTGATGCCGTGCGTTTGTCCGATCTGGAGGCGGTGCGCAATAACACTGATTCAAAGCCATCAGTCAAGGTTGTGTCCACGGCAAATATCACACTGTCTGGCACTCAGACAATTGATGGCGTAGCACTGGTGGCTGGTGATGAGGTGCTAGTTACCGCGCAAACAACAGCTTCAGCAAATGGCACTTATGTGGTGGCGGCAGGTGCTTGGTCGCGCCGCAGTAGCGAAGATGCGACTGGTGAGATAACGCCGGGGTCATTTTGGATTGTTGAGCAGGGTACTGCTGCAAATGCTGGTTCAACCTGGCGGCTAACCAACACTGGTACGATTACACTGGGCACAACAGCACTGACGTTTGTCAAGGCACAGCTTGGCACTACTTATAGTGGTGGTAATGGTGTCGCAGTCAGCGGGTCATCAATTGCAGTTGATTTGGCGGCAAGTAACAGCGGATTGCGCTTCGCTGGCGGCAAGCTAGAGCTTGACACGGCTAACAACAAGATCCAGCAGGCCACGTATTTTGATATTGGGGTTTCCGGCGCGGGCACTATTACATCATTTAATTCATCACTGCCGGTCCAAGCATTGCCGATCGGCGTGTATGTTTATGAGATTGCGAGCGGCAATCAAGTTAACTGCGGCTTTAGCCATAACCCAACTACTGGACAGATGGCTTTTAGCTTTGGGGCGGGTATTGCTGCTGGTACGTTGGCGGCGCGGGTGATTTACCAAGGCGTAGTATAAGGAGCGATTGATGCTGATCGATAAGGATTTACGGCAGCTTCCTAACCTAGCGACGTTGCCGGTCGCTTCAGGCTACCCGCGCTGTTTCGCGGTATATAATAATGTACCCGTTTTCAGTGATGGTTCTACTTGGCACTTTCTTTGGTATTCGGGCGGCGATGGTTCTGGGAGCGGTTTGGATGCTGATTTGCTAGACGGGCTGGATTCTTCAGCTTTTCAGGTCGCGGCGACAACAACCATTACTGATTGGAATAGTGCCGTTGCAAACGGTGCCTGGCGCGGTAATGCCGCCGCCAATGCGCCAACCGCTACCGGCTGGTATATGGGCTTTGTTCAGGCTCACACTGCATCATATCTGACGCAGATTCTACACGCTTTTGTTGCTGACGGTGCAAATGGCGAGTCAAGGTTGTGGCGGCGTGACTGCAATGCTGGCACATGGGGCGCATGGTTGCCGTGCGTGCAGACAAAGTTCGACGCGGATACGCAGTCTTACATGGTTACGACCGGTACAACACCTGCTTTTACTGCCACCCCGCAGCTACCCGTCACGAGCTACTACGATGGGTTACGTTACACGCTGCGGTTTCACGCCGCCGCAAGTGCCGCCGTAACACTGGCGGTTAGCGGTTTGGCGGCGATACCGCTCAAAAAACTGGTTGGTAGTAGTTACGTTGCCGTAACATCAATTCCGTCCGGCGCGGTGGTTAATGTTGTGTATTCTGGCGGTAGCTTTATAGTCATGGGTGGGTTGTAG